ATGTCTAGTATAGAAAAAGTCATGAGCTGGTGTAGAAGGTTCAGTATATTCTGGCGTATAAAACGATATATCAATTGTATTTTTAACTGGAAAGAAGTAAATGAATGTTTTACGGTCTCGTAAATAGATTTCTTTAAATGAATTTAGTAATTGATTTATTGGTGTTTTATTTAAAGAGAGTGCTTCTGTATGGTCAAGAGACAATATATATCCTTTATCATTATTTAAAGGTTTTATATAAAGTAAGGATAAATGGTTTAACGAGGGATGAACTTTATCATTATGAAGAATGAGTTCTATAAACACTCTATCATAACCTTTTTCAAATAGTTCATTTAGTTGTTCGTTTGTCTCAACGATATAAAACATAACCTTTTTAAAATGTGTAATTAAATGTACTAAAAATACTTTGGAAGGCCAATTTATCCTCTATAGTATTTAGTAAAGTCTTCTTTTAGATAAGATGAGAGCATAGGAAGTTTTAATTTAACAGAAGTTAACTCTGTAATATTTCTGTTTGTTTTATAAACATCTTCTTTATTTCCTGTTAGTCGCCAAGGTAAATTAAATGGTAAATACAATTGCCAGAGGATCTGAGGATCTTGGGTTGCTAATTTATCATATGTTTCTTTACTTGTTTCTAGATAAATTATTTCATTTGTTTTTTTACAAAAATATCTTCTCATTTCTCCAATTTGGTAATCTTGTTGGGTTGGAAGAGTTGGAGAATAAGTAGGAAGAAACACTTTTTGAGCGGTGTTTTCTCTTTTTAATCTAACATAATCAGATAAAGAAACTTGAACCTCAGCAGATGATATAATGTTTATATCAACTGTGGGATTCGCAGTATTGAATGAATTTGGATCTGTAGATGTTAATAATCTAAATAACCGTACAATTGGAGTATCTTGTGGGGTTTGACCAGAAAAGAAAGAGCCATCGGATGTTTTCCAATAATATCCAATGTATTTACTACCGTTTGGGTTATTTAAGTCAGTAATAAACTCTTCCCCATTAGTATATAAATTTGTAGTTACTTGAGATTTAGGATAGTATGGCATTTTATTTTAAATATTCTGGTTTTACTTTATAAGCGAATACTTTAAATACTTTGTTGTCTGAAGGGTAAACAAACCCGGACACTGCGCCATAATTTGTCTTGGCTGAAGTAGACCATCCTGTGTTAGAGTTAGATAGAGTTATATATTTGCCAGTGTCTGTGTTAAGATAATATGAATCTTTCCATATATTTCCGGTATATATTTGAGTATGCATATTTGTATCACGTTCTGTATACCCTGGGGCATAATAATTTAGTATATCTCCATAATTCCAGGCGTAATTATTTTTAATACGTCCTGCTTTTAATTCTGTTGCTATGTATGCTCCTAAGTAAAATTCATCATATATTCCTAATTTAAGAATATCCATTCTATGTTTATCTTGATCTGCATTACTAGTACTATATTTTGGTTCTTCAGAAATTGGAATAGCTTTGGTACTATTAGTATCAATGTATTCTTTAAGGTTGTAAGCTATTCTATATGTGTATCCAGCACATGTTCCTGTTTTTTCTCCAAAATTTGTATAAATATATGTAGATTGATCTACAAGGGCTTTTCTCATTTTTGCTCCAGTGCCAGTATAAGCGCTCCAATCTGGAACAGGAAGAGGTTCTACTGGTATTGAAACATCCACAGCAATACCGGGTCCAGAAGTATTTGGTGAAAAAGCATTTTTTACTTCAGAATTTGGTTTGGAAATACAGAATGATTCTAAATTAGTAGTCCATTTATTTTCTTTAATCTCATGAGATATATTTTTAATTAAAAACTCAATTGAATCAGGATAGTTTGAAGGTAAAAAGTCTGTGTTAACATTAAACTTTTGATAAATTTTCATTCCTGAGAGACCATCAAATGTTAATGATAAGTTAAATGGAATGAATCCAGTTTTAAATGTGGGTGCACTTCCCGATTCATACGCAAATTGATTCCAATATCTATATATTGTTTGGAATTGAGATTTAAAAGTAGATGCATATTCCCTTCTCCATCCATACTCTTTTAAAAGTATTAAATATTGATAAAAACTATTAGGTTCAGGTTGATTACTGGGTTGGAAGGTAGAATCTATATTAAATGCTGCGAGTAGATATCTAAAATATTTTTTTTCATAGGGTGAACTTCCGGGTACAACTAAATCATATCTAATAGTGCTTGGATCTCTTGATATTCCTTCTCCGGTTGTTATACCGGTTGTTATAAAAGCTATATTAGGATCATTTGCTACAGGGGATGAAGCAGTAGGTGTTGTAGGAACAAATACTACCGGATTATATGGAACTACAGTTTCATTTATATTTTCTTTATACCTGTCAAATAATCCTTTATTTAATTTAGATAAAGCAGTAGAATCTTCTCCCACTACTGTGTTATTAGCTGTGGCTCCAACAGTTATTAATGTTGAAAATTCAGGAGTTAATTCAGTTGTTAATTTAAAATCTTTTACAAATCCAGATATTTTCCTATCTATTGGATCATTCCCATACCCATACATTTGAAATTCTACTGATTCTCTTTGAAGATCAAAATATTTTAAAACACTATCAGGGGATGGGTAAGGATTTTTATCTATAATTTTACCGGTGTTAGATGTTTCATCAACTACAAAATCTAATTGATTCACTCCTCCCATAGCTCCATTAATTCCTTCTAAAAGAGCTTTTATAAAATCTATAAATGATATTTTTCCAGTAGTTTCATCTAATAATTCATTCATCTTATCTAAAATAAATTCAAAGTTAAGATAAATGTTCATTATTCTACCGTAAGACTTACCCTCAATATCTAAATCAAACTGTTCTGCAGATGTAAAACTAGCTAAACCGTATTCTCCAGGAGTTTTAAATATAGTTGTAGAACCTAAATATGTTACATTATTACTGCCATTATTAAATTTTCGAGTTTGAGCTAATCTATCAATTGAACCTAGTTCATTTGTATAATAACCAACCGAATTAAATCCTGGAAGTTCTTTACGAACCATACATACAAATGGATCATAACTCATCTGATTTATAATGTGTCCTACTGGGTATCCGTAACTATCATATGTGGGAGTTTCTTTTAGAATTCCCATTATATTAGTTTCGGGATTGGTGTCAATTTTTAATATTGGGATTTTATTATTACTGTTTTTCCCTTGTGATCTATATAATAAACTATCCTGTATCCATTCAAGAAAATATCCCAATCTAATGAAAGCTTGAGGACCAGGTCCTAAGGCAGGAGTTCCATTCTCATCCAAAATACCTCCTGGCTGAATAGGACCTACAGACGGTATATTTCCTCCGGCTAAATTGGCTGAATTATCCGATTTCCCTACTAAAAGTATATCAAGTGTGTAGGATCTATCCAAATTAGGTCCTGCAGTTTTTTCTTTTTGTATTTTGGGATTTGTTATAGAGTACCCATCATTATCATACCATTTGCTTTTATGAGATAAAATATCTTTAACAAAAAGTAATCCTTCAGTCACAGAAGGTATTAAATTTAACTCTCTATCTAAAAATTCTGCAATGGCATGTTTATTTTTTTCTGTGGTTAATCTTTTCCAAATTGTAGAATTAGCAGCTTCTCCATTCGGGTCGGATGTTAGAGTATTTATAGTAGATGGAGCAGCATTTATTTTAAATGATTCTACTACATCTCCAATACTAACTAAGTCAATAGTTATATCATAACTTCCATCTGCCATAAATGACCAATGAAAATTAGTAACTTTACCAAACATTGCGTCATAGTTACCAAAAGTGTCTAGTCTTTTCCTTTGAATTTTATTTAACATTGTATCATAATCACTATTGTTAAAAAAATCTAAAGCTAAACTATTGTTTAATCCTGCTTGTTCAAGCCCACCATCATTATTAAAATACATAGTGTTACCCCATTCTAAAAGAACAGAAAAACCTACACGCATATATAGAACATCAATAATTTCAAATTGAGTTTTATTCCAAGCTTTAATATTAACTTGAGCAGTTCTAATAGAACCTCTATTTTTATGTTGAACCTTAACAGATTCAATTCCCATCATAGGACGAATACCAAAATCTGAGCTCCCTCCAATACCATACGCGTGTTGCTGTCCTCCTAAAGTATTTCCTGTATCTACTCCTCCTCGTTGGGTCATTTTTCCTTGATCATCAATTGTGGAGGTACCGTTGAATAACACAAAGTTTTTAGCTAGATCAGACCCCCCAAGTTTAAATTTTTGAATTATTGGATTGTTGAGTTGGTTAATACTGTCAATTTCAGTTGCAGATACTAGCTTACACCAAGCAGTATTGTTATTTAAATATATTAATTCTTCTGGAGTTCTATTTTGATTCCATCCTGAACCATATATTCTTTGTCTAACATTAATTTGGTCTCTAATTTGTTTAGGGAAACTTTCACCTATAATATTACCCATACTATAAATTATTTAATATTTTATAACTGTTTAAAACTTCATAATAATTTGCAGGAATACGAATTTGTTTACCTTCAGGAATCACTAATGAATTTTGTGGTAAGTCTGAAGGTAAAGAAGTACCTGCTACTGCTGTGTTGGCGATTGAAATTATCCACCAAAGCGATTGATCACCGTAATATTGATTTGCTAAAACATCGAATCTATCTCCTTGAGTTGCATAGACATATATATCATTATCAGATAATGACACCTCAGGATATCTTACAGTTTGATAAACTGGTTTTTTATCAATTCTTATTAGTGGTATATTTTGATAACGATTCATATTAATTTATAATTCCTGGGGGAGTTAAATCTTCTTCTCCTAAAGGTGTAGTAGTAAATTGAAGTATAGGGGCAAGATTAGGTAAAACTAAACCTTGTTGGTTATAAAAAGGAGTATCAACTTGTTCTGGTGTAGAATTGTATAAAGGATTTGAAGAAACAGTACCTGATAAAGATATATAATGTTCTTTACCATATGTTGTTATAGGACCGTTACCTTTAAGTGAACCAGCAAATTCATTTTGTTGTTTTCTTGGCACAAAGTTATGAATTGGTATAAAGTTAAATCCTGTTATTTTAATTAAATGTGGAAGTTGTTCAACTGATGAATCAGAATTTCCTGTATTATTTATCCCTATTTCCCAAGTAGCATCAGCATCATTCATTTCGTATGAAAATCCAGTTATGATACCATATTGTTCGTTGAAATATCCTCCAACAGTTAATGTAACTAAATTTCCTCTCATATACCCGTTACTTCCATAATCAGGCATACAAATTGAAGCTAAATAGTTTAATTTTTTATACATTGGAATCAATTCAGCCTTTGATTGAGCTACTACAGTCCACGATAATGAAACTTGTCTGTCAAATCCACTGTAAGTGTAAAAATCTTCACCTCTTCCTAAGTATTTAGTACCTTTCCATTCTACTTTGTATTGGTCAGAAATGCTGTCTAAAAATGCTCTAAAATGAATATATGTTTTTAATCTAGGATTATCGTTGTTTACTACTCCTATTCTAAATGATATTAAATCATCTATAGGATAATCACCATTAATCCCCTCACTTTGGTAAAGTGGGAGTGCATTTATTTTGTCATATGAATTAGGAGAAGCAGCTCCAAACGATTTATTAACATCATTTAGGTATCCAGTAGTATAATCAAAAACATCTTTTTCTGCTGTATTACCTGGGTCTCCAGAATTAGTTCTAGGTTCTATGGTTTTATTTCCTTCATATGATGGGGCAGCAGATAAAACTGTTGATGATGCTATTCCAGATCTTAAAAATGCTCTAAAATCAGTAATTTTAGGAGGAGAAGAAGGAACTGCTCTTAAGGTATCATTTAATCCTCCTATACCATTAATTTGTTGAGAATTTAAAGTAGTAGAATTAGAAGCATTAGATGTTTTAACAACTGCTCCTGAATTGTTAGTTGCAAATCTAATTCTGGTGTTTCCTATTCCTATATTAGAATCAGGGCCTCCCTGATACGAAAGTAGAAGATTAGGATCTAAAGAAATACTGTTAAATGTATTTAATACAGTATTGAAATCAAGAATTTTAGAAGAATATAATTGATATAATCTATTGGATTGATAATCTTTAGGAATACTAAAATATTGGTTGGGAGTATATGGTTCTCCTAGTCCTAAAAGAGGATTTAATCCTTGCTTATTAACATGAAGTCCAATAATATTTCCTGCTGCTTGGAGTAAAGCACTACTAGGATTATATACTCCTTCATTTAATATACCATTACTAGCTTGAGTTCTAACTGATGTTCTGGAGAGTAAGTTCTGTTTTGTAACAAACAATGCTCCATTAGTTGTAGCAAAAAATTTACTTAATCTCTCAACATCATCTGCTACAATTCCAGCTGAAAGAGTTCCACCTCGAATTAAAAAATCTGTGCCACCTGTGCCCCCTCTTGGAATTTTAAAACTAGTATAATCTATATCTCCAGATATTAAGTTACTAGTTCCTATAATTCCGGCTGCTCCTCCAATTGCCGCTCCAACAATTGCTCCTGTTCCTCCTCCAAATATTCCTCCTACAAGAGCTCCTCCTCCTGCTGATAAAGCAATAGAACCTATCCCTTGAAGAATATTATCACCTGAGATGGAAAATCCGGTTTGTAAAGGTTGGTCTGTGGCAGGGATAGCTGTTTGGATGAAAGGTTGGTTGCTACTTCCATCATTAGGTTCATCATTCCCATATGGTAATTTTTTGGCAGAGAAATTTCCTCTACCACCAACATATCCTTTAGCTTGGTAGTAATTAAAATCAGCTAGATTGGTGGCTAGATTTATAAGACCCATGTTTTACTGGGGTAAATTGTTGATGTACTGAGTAGGAGTTTGTCCGTTTAAATCTAATTGTGAAGGTTGAGGTAAAATATTATTTACACCATCGTTATACTGTTGAAAAGCAGAATTTACTGTAGTAAAATCTGATCCATCTAAAGAATACCCAGGTTGAGTATTATCAGCATGAAGTTTAGACTGTTGAGTCGCTCCTGGATTTGTAGAAGGGGTATTACCATTACCATATGAGTATTGTGAACCCTGTGTTGTAAGTTTAGTTAAAAGTCCCATGGTTTATATTTTGTTATAAATATGTAAATTATTGAACTTTGTAAGTTCCTATATTTGTAGTTGTACCTACCTTAGTAGAATCCATTTCAACAGTACCTTCTTTAGATAGTATTTGATTTAAAACTGCTTTTACATTTTGCAATTCAGCTACTACTGGGGCCATGTCTATGCTAACTGAGCCTCCGCCTCCACCACCTCCACCTCCTGGATTTTGTTTTTTACCTAAATCAGTTCCTGCTACTACGTAATCGTTTTTATCTAATTTATATGTTCCTTTTTCACCAGATACTACTAATCCTCCTTTAGGATCAATCATACCGTCACCAATATTCATTATTCCTATCAATGCTGCAGCGCCGGCGGCTATACCCGCTAAAATAGCAGGTATTCCTAATCCAAGGGTTGATGCTGATGCTCCAGCTAATTTAGCTCCGGCTATTACTCCTTCTTCGACAGCCACTGCCGCTGAGGCTGCTTGTTGCTTTCTGGTATTAGCTAAAGTTATTCCGGATTGGACTGCTATGGCTACAAATGAGCCTACCATTCTAGCTGCTATAAATCCTCCAATTAGTTTTATAGTTGTCCAAAGGGCTCCAAAATTATTTACAATTTCTCCTACAAATGTTCCTATTTTTTCAATTACAGGAGCAACACCTGTTCTCAAAAACTCATTAATTTTAGGAAGTAATTCATTAGCAATAGGAATAAAATATTCTTGTAATTGCTGTACTAACATATTAAATTCCTCAGTAATACTATTTTGTTCGTATTGTCTAGCTAAAGATTCACTTCCTAATATTGCAGCTATTTCAGCTTCACTTCTTCCTTCTTCTCTTAATTGATTGTATCTTTCTTGTGCTGTACCTTCTTGGCCTCCTAATTTGACTAAATTTTCTCTATCAACTAAAGATTTAGCTAAATCCTCTCTACTCATACCAACAGCTTTAGCAATTGCTTCTTGTTGAATACGATTTATTTTGCCAAATTCTGCAGAACCTTTTACTTGTGATAGTATTTCAGCAGATGCTCCAGCTATATCTCCATTAATTGCTAATAATCTAGCTCTTTCAAGATTTAAATCTTTACCTGTTATAAGTTCAGCCTCAAGTTCATTTTGGATTGAAGATTCAAAATCAAGTAAACTTTCCGCAATTTTATCAGCTTGTTCTAAAGTAATACCAAATTGTTTTGCTCTATAAACAGCTTTAGCTATGTTTTCAACTGTACCTCCTACTGACAACTTAATAGCATCAGATATTTTGACAGTATCTTTTAGTAATTGTTTTTCATTTATTGATAACTTATTTTGAGCATTTAGTAATTTAACTATACCCGAAAATTTAGCAGTATTTCCTTCTAAATCTCCACCTATAACATTTGTTAATCTTTGAAATTCTGCTAATTCTTCATTAGTGAATCCTGCTTTTTCTCTAAGTTTAGTGAATGCTACTAATGTTTCTTTACTAATATTGGCATTGGTGCCTAATGTTTTATTTATTGCTAATAAAGAATCCTGCAATCCTTGAGTGGTAACAAATTCGTCTTCAGTAGCTAAAGAAGCTAAACTAAGTTCTTCTCTTAATTTTCCTGCTTCTGTATAGGTAATATTCATTCCTTTAGCTAAATTACCTGTAGCTTCATCCACACCTTTTAGGAGATCAAAAAATTTCTTTGCAGTAAAAGCTATAATAGTTAAAGGATCAGTTAAATTATCAAAAATATCCTTGCCTATTGATTTAATTCCTGCCTTCATAGCACCAAATCTTCCTTGACCTTGTGCTATAGCAGCATTCATTTCTTTTAGAGCCTCATTTGTATCAACAATGTTTCCTAAAATAGGGATTTTACTAATTCCTTTTACTAAAGAACCTGTAAGGCCTAAAGTTTTTTGGATTTTTTTAGCTTCTAAAACTTGTCCCTCTAATAGTTTCTTTTGGACTTCATATGCTTCTGTTAATTCTGCAGATTGTTTTGCTGCTTCTTCTTTGGAAATAATATCATTTCTGACTAAAATTTCTAAGTTTTTCTGTATAGAAAGTTGTTTGAATAAAAGATCTCTTTTATCTTTTTCTATATCTCTAACTTTAGCAGTTCCAGATAAAATTTTAAGTTGGTTTTTTAATACATCATCCGAACTTTTAGCAAAATCCTTAATACTTTTAGTTAATCTTTTTTCAAAAATTTCGGCTACACCAGCAGAAGAATCTCTGATATCTTCAATTGCATCTTTAACTGTTCTAGATAAAAGACTGGCGATACTAAGTACCTGATCTTCAAAGTAACCTAATTCTTCATTTAGGTCTTGAATTTTCTTTTTTGGGTCTTCTTGTTTAGCCATTTACAAAGTATTTATCCATTATAAATATTTAAATTTACAATTTTATTTATACTTTACTCCAGGTTTAGAAGAATTTTTAGGAGAGAATTTAGGTAAATCTTTTAATGCTGGTGAATTTATTTTACCTGTAGGATCCATCAAATTAGTAGTATTTTTACCTTTAGAAGAATTTTTAATTTCTTCAGATTCTTTTTGATAAAATTCATTTATTTTATTAAAGGTAAATTGGCGTAGCCATCTAGGCATACTATAAATTGTGTTCCAATCGTATCCACCCTTTCCATGAAAGCATATTTCATGGATTTGGGTGAATAGATTTATACGGGCGATTGCCGCGGTCTCAGAAGTCAGGCCAAAAAAACTTAATCCCAACTGGGATATCGATTCTATTTTCACTTCCATCGGGAAAAAAAGTTAGATCTACATCTGGTTGAGTTTCTTTCATATGTTTTCTTAATTCCCTGGAATCTCGAGCTAGTAGGTGTTTATCAACAAATTCTCGAATTGCTTTTGTTTCTCGATCTCCATTTACCGATGTAATGACGTATTTTAGTCGAGTAGATACTTCAGAAGAAACGTTTTTATTAATTTTTTTCAAACCTTCTATTTCGGTTTGAATCTTCTGTTCATCACCATGAGATAAAATTTTATAAGTGATGTTTATATTTGTTGACGGTAAAGTATAATTAAATTCGTTTACTCCTTTATTAGAATGATCAAATGGTTTATTATCAAGCTGAGCTAAGTCAACTGTGTATTCTTGACCATTATATTCGAATGTATAATCTTTACCATATCCCAAAACACGAGCAGCAACCATTATTGCATTTTTGTCTCCAATAATTAAATCATTGTAATTAATTTTAGATACAATAAGCGCTTGAAGTAATTTATCAATTACTGTTCCTTTTCTAATATATTCTTGATTGGTAAGGATATCTTCTTCCTTAGCAGTCATATACTTCATTGTAATTTTACCGCTTGAAAGAGGATTGTCTTGTGGGTATAAAAGTCCTTTTGAAGGTAATTCAATTTCTTCTGTTGGGAAGTCGTATGCTGTGTTTTCCATAATCTTTATTTAATGTAACTTATTGTCTCGTATAAATATAAAAGAAAAAAGGAATTCACCAAGTTTAGATGAATTCCCTTTAAATTTATTTTTACTAAATTAGAAATTGAGGATACAATAATCCATTCCTAATGTAACTGTAAGGTTTTGAGCTGCTGCTTCGTTATCCCAGTTGTATTCACCAAAATCAGCAGTTTTAATAAATGCTCCTTTGATAATCCATTCTGAAACGATATCTCCTACAGGTCCTAAAATATCGATAGTTAAATCTTTCTTGTAGAAATCTGAGTATCCATCACGACCAGTAACAGATTCATGGTGTAAACGTACCCATTCCATTACAGCTTGAGCTCCAGAAGGAGTGATTGGATCAAATAATGTCATCGTAATATCATTCCAGGTTAATTTACCCTTAACTTTACGATAAACGTTAATGTGGTTTAATTTAATTTCACCTTGATCAAACCCAATACTAGAGATTGCTTTAATTGTGTATGATGGAATTCCATCAACATACATAATAAAGCGATTTTGTACTTTGGGTTCAAAAGCTGTGAAAAATATGTCGTTTGAACTTACAATTGCCATGTTATTTTATATTTTTGTTTGTTATAAATATCTAAATTCTAAAAAATCTTCCCTCCTTTTGGGAGGGAAGAAATTTATTTTATTATCCAGGGAATGTAGCTCCTGTAGGTGTGATGTTGAAGTCAAGGTAGATAAATTCTGCAGTCTTAGTAGGCTGTAAATAGATCTGACCAATTAACTCATTACGATCAATTACATCAGGTGTGTTATTTGAATCATCCATGATTACTCTAAATGCATACAAACCTTGACGCTGTTGAACACTTGTTAAGTATGGGTTAACTTGTGCTAAGAAGTTATTTCTTGTAGCGATTGTATTTTGTTCAAATACTAAGTTATTTGCTACTTGAGAAATATATGACTTAAGAGCAATTAACAAGCGACGAACGTTTACACGATCAAGAGCAGATGCTTTTACTTGTAATGTTTTCTGACCATATACTACAACACCTTGACCTGGGAAGGTTGCGATTGGGTTAACTCTTCCAGTGTATAAAGTATCACGTTGTGTTTGAGAAAGTTTTTGTTCTGCTCTTACTACTTGTGATAATCCACCACGGTTGATACCTGCAGGTGCAAACCAAGGCTCAGATACTGAGTCGTTATAAGCATAAACACCTCCAATTACTGTTGAGGCAGGAACCCAAACTAATTCACCAGAAGCTGGATCTACCACTTGTACCCAAGGCCAATATTCAGCGGCATATGAAGTGTTGCGAGTAGCAGCTGCTGCTACAGTAGATGAAACATTTGAACCATATCCTACAGGATCAAGTACGTAAATGTTATCTCCGCGATTCTGAGTATTTGTTATGATTGTAGAAACTGTTCCAGTATGAGAAGCAAATCCATCAACTAATCCAGGAGTTAATAATACGTTAAATTTATAATCATCTGTATTAGCTAAAAGATTAACCATGTTAGTATAGTTACCAGCTGTTAATCCTTGAGTGTCTGTGTCACTAATTAAATTATAAAATTTAGCTCCACCTTTAACAGATCCAATAGCACTACCAAATGAACCACTTTGATTTACAGGAATTGAACCAGTGTATTGAGGTTTGAAATTACCATTATTATCAAAGAAATTGTAGGTTGTATAGTTAACAGCACTTACATAAACGTAATTTGATCTGTTAGCAAATGAGCCTGTAACTTCAATTTGGTTATTAACTGAATTGTAGTTTTGAACCTGATCACCAATTACACGAGAGATATAATTTGGAGAGTTAGGATCAAGAGTTAATCCAGTCCAAGTTTCTAACACAATTGGTTGAAGTGTATTATCATCACCTCTACGAATTAATAAATCAAAAGTACCAGACTGGCTGTTAGCGTTTACAATCTGCCATCTTACATTATCAGTTGATCCGCTAGCTAAAGCACCACTAGTTTCTGGAGAAGTACTATTCATGATAGTTCCTTCAGAGATTGTAGACAATACAAATGGTGATAAACCAGTTGTAGGACCACCTGATCCTGTAGTAATTAATGAACTTGTTGCTGATGTGTAAGATCCTGTTACTACTCGAGCAACCAATAATGATTGACCTCCATTTACAAAGTAATTGTAAGCAGCAATTGAGGTAAAGTAAGTATAAGTATCGCTATCATTAACGCCTCCACTTACAAAAGTTGTTCCAAATTTGTTAACATACTCATTGTAAGTAGTAACAACTGTAGGAATTTCTACTGGTCCTTTTACTGTTGGACCAATAATTGCTGCACCTACTGTAACGGGTCTTTGAGTTACAAAAGATGAATCATTCTCTCTTGCTAAAACACCTGGTGATATTAAAGTTTCTGCCATGTTTATTGATTAGTTTAATTTTGTTATAAATATGGTAAAACCTATCAAAAGTCCTATTGTCCGATGAA